CATAGATCACAACAGAGACTATGGGTTTACCTTCGCTGGTCTCCGTCAGATCGTTGATAAGTATCTTGTACAGGATAGATCAACTGGGACTCTCTATGAGACACCGCAATATATGTACATAATGGTTGCAGCAACGCTGTTCCAGAATTATGATCACGAAAAAAGACTCGATTATGTCAGACGCTACTACACAGCAACCTCCAAAGGAAAGATCAACATCCCAACACCAGTTCTTGCAGGGGTCAGAACACCCATTCGTCAATTTGCATCTTGTGTTCTGGTTGATTCTGATGACACCCTCGATAGTATCTTTAGCTCTGATATGGCTATTGGCAAATATGTCGCACAGAGGGCTGGTATTGGTATTAATGCGGGGAGGATCAGAGGAATCAACTCCAAAATCAGAGGAGGTGAAGTACAACACACAGGTGTGGTCCCCTTCCTCAAAAAATTTGAGGCAACTGTCAGATGCTGTACTCAGAACGGTATCAGGGGTGGATCAGCAACTGTCCACTTTCCTATCTGGCATAAGGAAATCCGAGACATCCTCGTCCTCAAAAACAACAAAGGAACAGAAGACAACCGAGTCAGAAAACTCGACTACAGCATCCAGTTAAGTAAATTATTTTATGAGCGATTTATCAAAAGTGAGGATATTAGTTTATTCTCTCCTCACGACGTTCCTGGTCTCTATGACGCTTTTGGTACTGACGGATTCGACGAACTCTACGAGTCCTACGAACGGTCAGAGGAAATTCCAAGAGAGACTATCCCTGCCCAAGAACTTATCTTAGATCTTCTTAAGGAGAGAGCAGAGACTGGACGTATCTATATCATGAATATAGATCATTGTAATACCCATTCATCCTTTAAGGATATGGTAAGAATGAGTAATCTCTGTCAGGAGATCACTCTACCCACAGTACCTATTCAACACATTGATGATAATAAAGGAGAGATTGCTTTATGTATTCTCTCTGCTATCAATGTTGGTAAGGTGAGATCTGATAAAGAGCTCGAAGAATTGTGTGACCTCTCTGTTAGAGGTTTAGAAGAGTTAATAGATTATCAAAGATATCCTGTAATCGCTGCAGAGACCGCTACAAAGGCACGTAGATCTCTTGGTGTTGGATTCATTGGTTTGGCACATTATCTTGCTAGACTCGGTTTTAACTATGACTCACAAGAAGCATGGGATGCTGTTCATGGTTTATCAGAATCATTCCAATACTATCTTTTAAAATCATCTAATGAGATTGCAAAAGAGAAAGGTGCATGTGAGTATTTTGATCGTACCAAATATGCTGATGGAATCCTTCCTATTGATACATACAAGAAGGACGTAGATGAAATTTCATCTGAGGAATTGCAGCATGATTGGGATAGTCTTAGGACATCTATCGCCACCCACGGTTTACGGCACAGCACACTGTCGGCACAAATGCCTTCGGAGAGCAGTTCCGTTGTGTCAAATGCCACAAACGGAATCGAACCTCCTAGAGATTACTTGTCCATTAAAAAATCGAAGAAAGGACCTCTTAAGCAGATTGTACCATCCTACGGGTCTCTGAAGAATGCCTACACATTGTTGTGGGAGATGGAGTCCAATAGAGGATATATTAATATTGTTTCAGTAATGCAGAAGTTCTTTGATCAAGCAATCAGTGGTAACTGGAGTTATAATCCAGAGCATTATCCTGATAATGAAGTACCTGTATCTCAAATGGCACAGGATCTTTTAACCACATATAAGTATGGTTGGAAGACATCCTATTATCAAAACACTCATGATATGAAGAGTGATGATGAACCAGCACATCCTGTAGGATGGCATGATGATGTACCAGAATCAAAAGAATCATTATTGTCAGAGTTATGTAATATAGATGACGAAGATGACTGCGAATCGTGTAAAATCTAATGGAAGACTACAACTTTCAAGTATCCTCAGGAGTTAATATGAAGAAGGACAGTGTTAAGGGGATGACGGTATTTAATACCGACAAGATTAATACTAAGAAGCAACCAATGTTCTTTGGTGCTCCTTTAGGAGTTCAAAGATATGATAATTTTAAGTATCCTCAGTTTGATAAGTTGACTACTATGCAACTGGGATACTTCTGGAGACCTGAAGAGGTATCCTTACAGAAGGATAGAGGAGATTATCAACAGTTACGTCCAGAGCAGAAGCATGTATATACTTCTAACTTGAAGTATCAGATCATGTTAGATTCTGTTCAGGGTCGTGCTCCTGGTATGGCATTCATTCCTTACTGTTCACTTCCTGAGTTAGAATCATGTATGGAAGTATGGGGTTTTATGGAGATGATCCATAGTAGATCGTATACTTATATCATTAAGAATGTATATCCAGATGCTTCTGAGGTCTTTGATACTATACTAGATGACAAACGTATTTTAGATCGTGCTGCAAGTGTTACTGAGTCATATGATGAGTTCATTAACATAGCAAATGAATGGGGTCAGAGTAATAATTGGAAGAATGATTGGAAGGATCATATCAATGCAGAATGGACAAGAAAAGATTTAAAGAGAGCACTTTATAGAGCAGTAGCAAATGTCAATATACTGGAAGGTATTCGTTTTTATGTTAGTTTCGCTTGTAGTTTTGCCTTTGGTGAACTTAAGCTTATGGAAGGGTCAGCTAAGATCATATCCCTTATTGCACGAGACGAGAACCAACACCTTGCGTTGACACAGAATATAATAAACTTCTGGAAGAAGGGTGATGATCCAGAGATGGTTAAGATAGTTAAAGAAGAGGAAGATTGGACATATAAGATGTTTGATAGGTGTGTGAATGAAGAAAAGGCATGGGCAGAGTATTTGTTTAAAGATGGAAGTATGATAGGATTAAATGACAAACTACTTCAGCAGTATGTTGAGTGGATTGCCAACCGTCGTATGAAATCTATTGGTTTAAAACCAGCATACGATATACCTGCTAAGAATAATCCACTACCTTGGACAGCACACTGGATCTCTTCTAAGGGATTACAAGTAGCACCACAGGAGACAGAGGTTGAGTCCTATGTTGTTGGTGGTATTAAGCAGGATGTTAAAAAGGACACCTTCTCAGGATTTAAATTATGACTACATTTATAGTATGGGTATGTATTACGATTCTGTTGTACATATTTTTGAAAAACTTTATTAATCATGCGTAAGTACATTTTTGATGTTGATGGGACTCTGACCCCTAGTAGGAAGAAGATTGAATCAGAGTTTGCAGAATTCTTCCTAGAGTTTATTAAAAACAATCATGTCTCTCTGGTTACTGGTAGTGATCGTGAGAAGACTTTAGAACAAGTTACACCAGAGATTTATAATTCTTGTAAGAGAGTTTATAATTGCTCTGGTTCTGATGTATATGAAGGGGATCTTATTGTCTATAGGAATGACTGGGAGTTACCTAAAGATGTAGAGAGATTCTTACAAGATGAATTAGATTTTAGTCAGTTCCCAATTCGTAATGGTAATCATATTGAGAGAAGACCAGGTGGAATTAATTTTAGTATCTTAGGTAGAGATTCTGATCCAATGCTTGGTAGGAAAGAGTATATTAGTTGGGATAATATTCATAGTGAGAGGAAGTTTATATCATTAAGAATAATGGATATGTTCCCTGATATTACTGTAGCACTTGGAGGACAGACAGGTATAGACATTGGACCAAAAGGATCAGATAAGAGTCAGATTCTAAGAGACTTTGATAAGACTGATGATGTACACTTCTTTGGTGACATGATGAATGAGGGTCAGAATGACTATCCTTTAGCAATGGCAATACTTGATAATATGATGGGCACAGTTTATAATGTAGAAGATTATAAAGAGACTTGGAAATTATTACTAAATATTTGACATGACATTAAAGATTATGGGATGGAACCCACCACAAAGACCTCAAATAGTGAAGGAGATTATGAAAACCCCTGGACATACAAAGGTACAACTTTCACTTCTGCTGATATTGGCGACTTCTTCGGT